ATTACGGAAAGCAGATTCGAAAACAGAAAACATTCCACCGATTTTTGATGACAGGGGAAATTGGTACAAAACAAAACATTGAGGCGAAAAATGCCGCTTAGAGATTATCAAAAGGAAATTGTTAGAAAGGCTTATGCGATTTTGAAGGATCATCTAATTGTTTATTTGAGTGTGGAGGTGCGGACCGGGAAGACACTTACAGCACTAAGTATTGCAAAAGTATGGGGTGCAGGTAGAGTTTTGTTTGTAACAAAGAAAAAAGCACGGTCTTCGATAATCGCTGATTTTAAGAAAGTCAGATACAATTATTTTCTGAAAATTGTGAATTACGAGGCACTTCACAAAGTAAAAGGAAATTTTGATTTTGTGATTATTGATGAAGCTCATTCGTTGGGAGCTTATCCTAAACCGAGTCTCAGGACGAAAAGATTGAAGGAAATCGTAGATAGGAAACCGCTAGTTCTGATGTCGGGGACTCCAAGTCCGGAAAGTTACAGCCAGCTGTATCATCAATTTTGGATTCATGATAATTCTCCGTTTATATTTTATAAGAATTTTTACAAATGGGCGAAAGTTTTCGTAAAAGTTCGGGAACGGATGATTAACGGTTACAAAATAAATGATTACAGTAATGCGGATAAAAAGAAAATTGATGAAATGGTAAAGCACTTATTCATTAGTTTTTCTCAGAAAGATGCTGGCTTCACGAACGAAGTTGAGGAAGAAGTAGTTGATGTGGAGATAAATCCGAATATTTACAAACTTGCAGAAAGATTATTGAAGGATAGATACTATCAATTTAAGGACGGAACGGAAGTAGTTTGTGATACGGCTGCAAAACTCAAAACAAAATTGCATCAAGTTTTTTCCGGCACTGTAATCACTGAAGAAGGTATTTTGAAAACATTAGACACTTCGAAGGCTGAATATATCAAAGAAAAATACAGAGGACAAAAAATTGCAATTTTCTATTTGTATAGAGCTGAAGAGATTATTCTAAAACGTACATTCCCAAACTGGACGGAATCTCCGGAAGAATTCAACTCCAGTTTCGATAGAGTGTTCATTTCTCAGATCCAGTCCGGTTCGATGGGGACGAATTTGTCTACTGCAGATGTTATAATTTTCTACAACATTCATTATTCAAGTTTACTTTATTGGCAAGCGCGAGCACGGTCCCAAGATAAAAACAGAGTAGACAATAGTAAGGTTGTTTGGATATTTAGTGAGAAAGGTATTGAAAAAGACATTTACAAAGCCGTTGTAAAGAAAAAGGATTACACAACAAGTTACTTTAGGAGGAGCTATTTGGGATGAAATTACTGATAAGTTGCAAAATAAAGCCAAATGCTAACAGAAGCAATCCAAATTTTGACCAGAAAGAATGTTTCTTGTATTCTTTTTTATTTTCTTCTTTGGATGAAGTAATGATAACATCTCCTCCTTCCTTGGTTAATAATGGAGTGATTCCATAAAAAAATATAAGGACAGCACCGGTAATGTCGAAAATAAGACCCAATGAATTTATGATAGTTGAACAATTCATAGTAAAAATTAAGAATTTTTAGGGAAAATGAAAAATGACAGAACAGCAATTACAAAAAAAAATATTGGACTATATTAAATCGATCGGAGGATATGCTCGGAAAGTGAGTAACGCTAACAGAAACGGAACGCCGGATATTATTGCTTGTATTGAGGGAAAGTTTTATGCATTTGAATGCAAAGTCGAAAGGAATATTCCAACACAGCTTCAAATTTACAATATAGATCAAATACGTAAAGCGGGAGGAGTTGCCCAGGTTGTTTATTCACTGGGAGCTGTGAAGGAAGTTTTGATAAATGAAGCAAGTAAACGAGGAGAAACAGAAAAAATCCTAAAGTTTTTAGGATGACTACTGAAAAACGTTTTTTTATCATTATGGAGTGAAAAAACAAAATGGCAACAACAGAGCAAGATATTATCCAAGGTATTATCAATCTTCTGATTGAGCATGATGTTGTTAATGCACAAGCCTTGCGGGATTTTCGGGTGAAAACGAGATACAAATTATTGAGAGAGCAAGGGTTGAGCGGTAAAGAAGCGCGGTTAAAATTAGCCGAAGAGGAATTTACGAGTGAAAAAACTATTCAATACATATTATACGGGAAGAAATGAAATTAAGTGATTTAAAAGAAGCACCTTATAATCCAAGACAAATATCGGATGAGGCGTTAAACGGATTAAAAATCAGTCTTGACAGATTTGGGGATTTGTCCGGCATAACTTTTAATACCCGGACCGGACATTTGGTCGCAGGACATCAAAGGATTAAAGCTTTACGTGAAGAGTATGGCGATATTGAATTTGACGGAGAGAAAATTGTAACTCCGGACGGGAAAGAGTTTCGAGTACGATTTGTTGATTGGGATGAAAGCAAGGAAAAGGCGGCAAATATAGCAGCGAATAGTGAAACAATTACTGGTGAATTCACTGATGATGTTCAGGGATTGCTTGAAGAAATAAGATTAAGTATGGATGATTTATATGATGGATTGCACTTTGATAAAATTGAAATTCCGGAAGTTGATTTTGATGTGAACAAAGTTGAAGAAGATGATTTTGATGTTCAGTCTGAATTAGATAAAATTTCCAAGCCGAAATCAAAGCGAGGCGATTTATATCAATTAGGCAGACATAGATTGTTATGTGGAGATAGCACGGGTCCTACGGATATAGGAAAGTTGATGGACGGGGACAAGGCACGCTTAATTTTCACAGATCCTCCGTACAATGTTGATTACAAATCCCCGGGAGGATTATCGTATAATTCAAAGAAATTTGGAGGAAGCGGAGGAAAAATATTTAACGATAACAAATCAGATGGAGAATGTTTACAATTTTACACAGATGTTTTAATCAATCTATATGAAAATTCAACAGACGATGTGACTATTTACTGGTGGTTTGCAAATAGAAACAACGCAATAAATAGAGCGGCATTTGAAGCTGCAAATTGGCACATGTCTCAAATAATAATTTGGTTAAAAAATAGTTTTGTTTTCAGTCGAGGGCAAGATTATCATAGGATGTACGAACCTTGCATGTTGGGTTGGAAAAAAGGGAAGAAACATTTTAGAACGAGGGGATTAAATAACTTCTCAGATGTATTCAATTTAGAATTTGATGATTTTGTAGAACAATTTGACGTATGGTATGAAAAAAGAGACAATACTGCTAAGTATGTACATCCAACACAGAAACCGGTAAGATTACCGGAGAGGGCGCTTAAAAAGAACAGCATTAAAAACGACATTGTTTTAGATGTTTTCGGCGGAAGCGGAAGTACAATGATAGCCTGTGAACAATTGTCGCGTAAATGTTATTCGATGGAATTAGACCCGAAGTTCGTTGATGTAATTGTGACGAGATATGTGAAGTACACAGGTAATAAAAATATTATGTTGAACGGAAAGGAAATAATTTGGGATGCCTCAGGAGAAGAGCAAATATGACGAAATAGAAGAGAAGGGCAGCGGTCAACACTCTCAACATTTTTGGGCGAGAGTTGACGCTGTTTGTTTAGTAATTCTTGATAACGATAGATATTTACAGTCCAAAAGATCTGCGGAACTAACGGCAAAAATTGTAAAAAAATTTGGCGTTAGCGAAAGGCAAGCGCAAAGATATATTTCTGCCGCAAAAAGAGAAGTCAGACGTATTGGCAAAGCAAAACGCGATAAGGCGTTTCTCAAAGCAATCCGAGATCGTGAATATTTGTTGCAAAAAGCAAAAAGTACCGAAGATTACAAATTGGCATTAGAAATTCTGAAAGATAGAGATAAACTTCAAGGATTATACGTCGATAAAGTTGAGCACTCAGGAGAAGTTACGCATAAAAACATTGATCTGTCGAGATTTACAGAACACGGTTTAGAACGGATAAAGAGAGGCGATCCGATAGAGGACGTCCTAATGGACCCGGAGGCTGTAAAAAATGACTGAGTTACAATTAAGAGCGGCGGCGGAATTGGAGTTGCGCAAGCGAAGAGCTGAGCGCTTAAAAGATTACGAAACGCAACGCCAATTTTACAGCAAACACTCACTTGATTGGATGGTTGATAGATTAGGGATAAAGAGAGAAACAATTGATTGGTCATTATTGCCGGAATATCAAAATCATACGTGGGACGGAACTCCAAATCCCTTGAAACAAATTTTGGATTACCTTGATCAGGGTGAAAATAGAATCGGCGCTGAATCGGCAACTGGAACGGGAAAAACTTTTTTAGGCGCATTGATTGTTTTGTGGTTCTTGGAAAATTTTAAGAATAGTCTGGTTGTCACATCCGCACCGAAACGCGATCAGTTATCTTTGCACATTTGGCGCGAAATCGGAAGATTGCACGATAGATTCGGTAAAGGAGATTTAACGACATTGAAATTGCGAATGGACCCGGGAAAGGATGACTGGCTTGCCGTTGGGTTTGTGGCGGGCGTAAAAGCCGATGAAGATTCGGCGACAAAGGCGCAGGGCTTTCACGCAGAACATATGTTAATAATTCTCGAAGAAACGCCCGGAATACCAAAACCAGTTATCGCTGCATTCGAGAATACATCCGTTGCGGAGCATAATATAATTTTAGCGTTTGGGAACCCTGATAATCAAATGGATAATTTACATGTTTTTTGCACGCAAGAAGGGACGAAACATGTGCGAATTTCCGCATTAGATCACCCGAACGTTGTTTTGAAAGACCCGAATTTCATCCCCGGCGCGCAATCTGAGGCAGGCTTAAAAAGAATGCTGGCGAGATACGGGAAGAAAGATTCACCGATGTATCTTTCCAGGGCTCGAGGCATTTCTCCAAAACAATCTGTAGACAGTTTGATTATGGTCGACTGGTGTTTAGAATGCACGGAAAAGCGAGAGGATTTAGAAAAAGGCGAATGGGCTCTCGGCATTGACGTTGCAAATTCATTTGACGGGGATAAAGCGGCTATCGCGAAAGGAAAAGGCGCGGTCTGTTATGAGGTGATCGATTTTCAGTGTCCGGACAGTAATCAATTAGGAAAAAGAGATGTCGCGGAATTGATGAGAGCGTATAAAATTGACGAAGAGCGCGTTGGAGTTGACGGCGTTGGAGTGGGAGCCGGGACGGTTAACGCTTTGAAAGAAATGGATTTTGAAATTAAAAATTTGTTGGGCGGAGCCGCGCCTATTTCAATTGAAGGTGAAGAACAGCAATTCAAGAATTTGCGATCTCAAATGTGGTGGCAGCTTAGGGAAGATATTAGGAATAAAAGAATTGTGATTCCCAATGACCCCGAACTGATAACGGATATTTGCTCGCCGAAGTGGGAAGTAAAGGACAAATATATTGTAGTTGAATCGAAAGAGAGCATAAAACAGAGACTCGGACGGTCGCCGAACAAGGGCGATGCGCTGGTATATTGGAATTGGGTTCGAGTTGACCGAGAACAAACGATTATTGAATTTTTAACATAGAGGTGATAAAATGTATTTAACACAAACAGATTTAGTAAAACTTCAATTACAACAAAACCGGGCAATGAATTTCAGCGAGACAATCAAAGAAATTATTACCGATGATGAAAATTCGGAAGAGAAAAAAGCAATGCTGGACGGAGATAAGTATTACCGCGTAAAGCACGATATATTAGATCACGATTTTAGAGCTTATTTTATTGACGGAATTAAGCATATCAATAAAAATGCCGCAAATAACAAAATTGTTCACGCTTACCATCGCATATTGGTTGATCAGAAAATGAGTTACATTGTTGGGAAGCCGATAGTCTTTGCAACTGAAAACGAAATGTTTCAGCAGTATTTGAACGATCTGTTGGGCAATCCGTTTCATAAAACGATGAAGAAGTGGGTAGCCGGAACGTCGAATCATGGAATAGAATATCTTCACGTTTATATCAACGAAAAGGGTATTCTGGATTATGTTATAATTCCCGGACATGAAATAATTCCGATTTACGATACTCAATTTCAGAAAATATTGATCGGCGTGATACGATACTACAAAGTTGAGGTAAAAGAAAGATTGTCGGATTTCAAAAAATACAAGTACAAAGTTGAAATTTGGAATGGCGAAAAAGTTCTATTCCTTGAGGAAAAGGATAATGGCGAGTTTGTTTTGGATCCGGACAAAAAGGAAAATCCCAAATATCATTGGTATCGATATAATACTCTCAATCCGGATTCAAAAGTTGGAGAATTTTGGGGCAGAGTTCCTTTTATTCCTCTTAAAAACAACGATGAAGCAATGACGGATTTGCAGCTCACAAAAACGTTAATAGATAATTATGATTTCAACGTTTCGGATTTTTCAAATAAGCTGATGGATATTGCGAAGGCGATCTGGGTATTGAAAGGTTACAAAGGAACATCGTTATCCGAGTTCGTAAAGAATTTGAACTCATACAACGCTATGAAGGTTGAGAAAGAAGGCGGTGTGGATCGATTAACAATTGACATCCCGAAAGAAGCGCATGATTCGCATTTGGATAGGATTGAAGATAACATTTTCATTTTTGGTATGGGAGTAAATCCGAAAATAGATAAATTTGGGAACAGCCCGTCCGGTATAGCTTTGAAGTATTTTTACGCCGGTTTAGATTTAAAAGCAAATATTCTCATAACCGAAATGATTGACTCCTTAACCGATTTCGGCTGGTTCGCGACAAAATATATCAATATGATTAGCAGAAAGAATTTCGACAGCAAAGAAATTAAAGCCACGTTCAATAAATCTATTCTGGTTAATGAAAAAGAAATTATTGATATGGCACAGGCAAGCAAGGGAATTATTTCGGATAAAACAATTATGGAAAATCATCCTTGGGTTAACAATGTTGACGAGGAAATGAAAAGAATAGAATCAGAAACGACGAGCATTAATTTGGATAATGTTGAATGAGTACGGAAATTAAACGGATCAATCGATTATTAAAAAAGCTGCTTCGGAAAGGTTATAAAGAATATACAGATCGATTGGATGAAGCGGAAAAGGAATTGCTGAAAGCGTACAAGGAAGCTCTTAAAAATGTTCGTTACGAGCTTTCGGAAATGTATAGGAAATACGGAGACAGCGCTAAATATTCAGAAATGGCAAAATATAACCGGTTAACAAATCTCGAAAAAGCAATTGCCGAACAGATTGTTGGGATATTGGGAGTTTGCAGAAAAATAGTTGCAAGCGCGATGAAAGACGTATTTGAGTTGAGCTTCTACAATGTGGAATATTCCGTTAATGCTGCATTTAACTTAAAAGTTAACTTCGCGAAGTTGTCTCCCGACTTAGTTAAAAAAGCTCTTGATAATCCTTTGGATAGAATCAAATGGCAAGGACGCTTAAAACTGCATCACGAGAAAGCAATCAGACAAATTAACAGCGAAATTGCGCAAGGGTTGATTCAAGGGAAAGGATATGCAAAAACAGCGCGTGCAATTACCGAACGAGTGAACGGATTAGCAAACAATGCGCTGAGGATAGTTCGGACAGAAACGCACAGAGTTCAAACAGAGGGTAAATTAGCCGGATTTGATAAAGCGGAAAACATTTTAGAGCGCAAAGGTTACAAGGTTTATCGTGTGCTTGATTCGGTAATTGACAGCCGTACCAGACCACAAAGCAGATCGATGGACGGACAAAGAGCCGATGAGAACGGATTGTTCACTTATCCGAACGGAGTGAAGGCGCGCGGTCCGGGTTTAACCGGCGTGCCGGAATATGACATAAACGATAGAGAAACCGTTTTGATGGAGGTGGAAAGCTAAGCATTGTTTATATGTTTGAATTCCATGACGTCATGTACTGATGCGTAGCCTTTACATACATTAACAAACTCATCATTGTCGTAAAATTCCAATATTACAGATTTAACTATTTGATAACCAATACCTAAATCATCCCTCAATATGTGTTCAAAGTAAACCCAGTTGACTTCTTCGCCAGATTTAAGTTTCTCATCATATATTGAAAATGTTTTGCGGGCATGATTAATTTTCCCCTCATCCCAGCCAAGATCGTCTTTTAAAATGTTCATTGCACCTCCAATTTTTTATATAAACGGGCTGTAAATTGAAATTATAGTCATATTGTAATATAAAATAGCAATCTATTTACTAAAATCCTAAACATTTTAGGATGACAACCCACTTTTAAGTTTTTACCTTTCCAACAGAAAAAATCAATTAATCCGTTAGCTCATTTTAAATGTTTGGAGCATAACTAAACGAAAACTGTTAGCTCAGCAGGGTAATGAGCATAAACAACTAAAAACAGGAGGAATTCAAATGAAATTTACAGAACAACTAAAGAAGAAAATCGGCGATGAAGCATTCAAAGCGATTGAGGAAGAACTTAAAGGGAAAGAGCTTTATTTGCTCGATCCAAAAGATTATATCCCGAAGGAAAAGTTCAACACATTGCTGAACGAAAAAAAGGAATTCGAAACTTCAAAAGCCGAACTTGAAAAACAACTTAACGAAGCAAAAACAAAATTGACCGATATGGAAAAGAATAATTCACAAAATCAGCAGACAGTTGAGCAGCAAATTGCGGAACTCAACAAAAAGATAACGGAACTTTCCACCGCTGCGGAAAATAAAGAAAAGGAATTGCAGCGCGAAAGAAGGCTTAGTGTTCTGAAAGATCATTTGAATGAATCGAAAGTAAATCCGCGCTATCTGAAGCACGCATTGAACGAATTTGATGTCGATAAATTAGAGATTGATGACAACGGAAAGATCAAAGGCTGGGACGAAATTGTTAAGCCGGTTCAGGAAACCTATCCCGATTTCTTCGGCGAGACAAGAATTTCCGGTTCCAGTCCGGCGGGCGGCGGCTCCGGAGATGGCGCGGGAAGCGATGAAATGAAAGAACAATCCACTGAGGAGTTTTTAGCGGATGTTTTCAGTGGTGAAGCTTAAAAAGTAAAAAATAATCTGGAGATAGAAAATGCCAACATTACATGAATTATCAGTACAATACG